TAAAGAAATCAACAACAGTTCTATTTCCACCAATTTTATATATAGTATACGTTGTGTTAGGATTGACTTTTATTCTTTGTGTTCTTCTAGCCTCACTATTTAAGACTTTGTTAACCGAGTTACCATTACTCCAAGGTGAATCAAAATACCAATTATTATAAACGATAGTTATATCTTTTAAAATATTCCCACTATTAACACTTTCAACACTAACTTCTTCTACATCTTGACCTACTGATTTAAGTCCTTCAAAGAAACTTGGTGGGTTTTGTGTGTGGTCGCCTTCTAGGATAGTAATTCTAAATTTTAGTTTTAATCCAGCCTCTTGAGCGCTATTATCTATATACGTTCTTAATCCTATATTTGCGTTACTCAAATCTTCAATAGTTCTTGCTAAATAAGTAAATCTACCTATTTTACCTCCTACTATAAAAGTAACAAAGTTACTGAATGCAGTTTCGAGTCTATTTGTGTTAGTAGAACTAACTCTTAAAATATTAACATTACTAGGAGCAGTATTTTCTATTATATCTACAATAATTGTATATAAAGTATTCGGTTTTAACATCCCTACATTTTTTGTAAAAATATTAGAGAATGTATTTTCTGTAGTAGTAACTTCAGCAAATTGAGTATCTTCGTTAAACGTCATTTGACCACTCAATGAAAAATCACTTGATTTATTCCCCCATAAATTAACCAACGTCTTACCTTCTAGCTTCACATCCTCAAAATACCCATTACTTGTTTCTTCAACAGTAGTAAAACCACTTTCAGTAGTAACAGTTGATACCGTACTTTCTTCTAACTTTTTAACTCTATCTAATTCTTTAGAAAGGTTACCTATTTGTTCAGTATGAGTATTAACAGTAGCACCTAAACTCTTTGGTACTTGTGCTTTTATAGTACCTTCTATTTCAGTTTCAAAGTGTATGTTAGTTTGTCCTGCAAAAGTACGAAGTTTTACTTGTTGGTCGTGTGGTAGAGGTATGAATCGAGGTGTATCTAGTTGATATTTAACATATATAGGCATTATATTTTTGTATTCTTCTAAACTAGATAATCCGTCTTTTACAACAACTATATTATTAGCAGAGTCAAATTCAATATTACAATCAACACTCTTGACAGTTTGTGACCAAATTTTAGCATCATGTTTTGCAGGATACCATATAGTATTGTTAGTACTTAAAAATCTCCAATCTTTTGTGGTGTCAAGAGTAATGTTACCTACATTCTTCTCTACTCCCCAAACTCCATCTTTACAAATTATTCTATCTGCTACATCTCCTACTTTTTCAAGTTGGACAGGTGATAAGATAGTTAATTTATCTTCTACATATGGCTCGTATGGAGTTGGTTTGGTTACATTATCTTCAACAAATTCTAGTTGGAATTTATTATTTAAAGCATCATTTAAATCGTAAAATGATACCCTAATAAATTTAGCATCACCAGCTACGGTATGTGGAATTGTGATCACATTATTTCTTCTTAAAAACTTCTTGTTTATATCGTATTCGCATATTTGCATACTAAACTTGCTATGATTACCTAGAAGTTTTTTACCGGGTTCAACTCTAATATATTCATCAGAATAAACAGAATTGAGCTGTTTTACTATAACGCCATCACCTCCATAATATCCTCCAACTACAAAATTACTAAATAAATTCTTCCCACAACTTACAACATCTATCTTATAAAGTTCTTGACCTTCTACCTTATCACCTACTGAACGTATATCTGCTAAATTTTCAGCATCTTGTACAGTATTACCTTTTATTTCAACATCTTTTAAATATCCATCTAAAGTATTTTTAATGTTTAACATAGACATTCCCCCTTTAACCTTCTATATCTTCAAATAAAATTAATGGTGATTTTTCCATAGCTTCTAATCTAAGTCTAAGGCTTTCATATTCTCCCCTAGCATCAATAACTTCTGCATCTTGTTGCTGTTTAGATGTTAAAGTATTAAATCTAGTATCAATATCTTTTACTTTATTAGATATAGTGTTAGTCATGTCTGATTTAGCTTTGTCTATTTCAGATATTTTTTTATTAACTTCATTTACTTTATTATTAAATACATTTTGCCTAGAAGTTTCATTAGATACTCTAGTATTTTCATTAGATTTCCTAGTATTTTCATTAGTTATTCTTATAGTTTCATTGTTTTTTCTGCTAGTTTCATAAGCTATTCTATCTAATTCATTAGATTTTCTTTCTTCTTCTTTAACTTTTGCAGTATTAGTGTAATTTTCAAAGTTATTAGCATTAGCTTCTGCATCAATTATAAAAGAGTTATATCTATTTTGTCTTTTAGTTTCAGCTTCCACCCTTTCAGCTTCTTTACTTTGTCTAGTTTCTTCATTAGCTATTCTAGTATTTTCATTACTAACTCTAGTGTTTTCTGCTAATACCCTAGATTGTTCAATAGTTCTTCTTCTAGCTTCCTCATTAACTCTATCAGTTTCAGCTTGAACCCTTAAAACTTCTGCTTCCTTATGAGTATTAGCTTCTAATCTTCTTCTTTCCTCATCCTCTGTCATAAAATTATAATTAGCATTTCTTTCTTCTTCTGCTAATTTTCTTTTATTTTCTTCTTCTACTCTTTTAGCTTCTTCTTCTTTTCTAGTAACTTCATTAGCTAATCTTATGCTTTCATTTTGCTTTCTTATATTTTCATTGCTTTCTCTAGTTGCATCATACTTAGCCCTATCAGCTTCTTCATGTTGCCTAATAAGTTCAGCTTCTACTCTTTTAGCTTCTTCTATTTTTCTATTTTCTTCTGATAATATTCTTTCAGCTTCATTTACTATTCTTTGTTCTTCTGATATTTCTATGTTAGATAATCTGTTTAGCATATCAGTTAATAAAGTAAGTTCTTCTGTAGCTTCTACACTATCATTTAATAAGCTAAATATTTTATCTTCTTCAACTTCATAAGCTATAGCTTCAGTAACTATTCTTTCATCTTCTAATATAAGCATGGCTTTTGCAGTATAAGCTCCTATTTCATCTTTCATATTAGGTTTTAAATCAGCATATACAAGGCCATTTTTAACCTCTACAAATTGACTAGAAACTTTCCCACTTGGTTTTATTACTGCTAATACTACTAAAGCTTTTTCAATATCAACTAATTTTCCCCCATTAGTTATGCGCATAAAAAAATCAGATGTTTCATTATCAAATTGGTTAAATTTCATAACTGAATTGTTACATCTGAATTGTAAGTCTAGTTTTAAGTTGTATTTTTTATTCATTAATACCTCCTAATAACTTTTGTATTTGTTTTTCTAATATATTTACTCTTTCTTCTAACTCTTCTCTTTTCTGTATTTCCTCTTTTAATGCAGTAGCTATTACAGTAGCATATCCATTTGTAGAATAAACTAAATCTTCTTCGCTTTTAGATAAATTATATATAAATAATTTTCCTATATCTGTATTATAAATATCTTGCGCTATAAATCCAAATTGATTATTAGTGTTATTATCTTTATCATCTATAAAATTAAAAGTAGCTGGATTAAAGTCATTTTTTATAAAATCTAAAAACTTAGTTTCATTATCAATATTTCTAAAATTATCATGTAGATAATTTATATTAGTTTTAAGCTTTTTATCACTTGTTGAAATACTGCCCTTTGATGAATAAATTTGATTCCATCTTTTACTACTTGTACCTAGTGTAGCTTCATAAGAAGGGTAAAAACCACCACTACCGGCTATTACTTCAAGTGATCCAGCTGATAACCTATCGTGTGTATGTGATATTTTAGAATAAGTATTAGAAGCAGATGAAGTAGTTAAATAAGTATTTGATGCAGATGTTTTAGTTAAATAAGTGTTTGAAGCAGATGAAGTAGTTAAATAATTTTCACTTACAAAAGCTTCCGTAGCGTATTTGCTACCCCTCCAATATAAACCACCACTGGCAAGTTTTAAATATCCTATAGGGGTTCTTATTGTGTTTTCATTATCTGTAGAACTATAATAAAAAGAATATATAGGGCTTCCCTTGTAATCTTGTGTAAATATCTCAACTGAACCAGGATTAACTTTTACAAAGTCATAAGCATTAAGTTTTAATCTTACATTATTACCAAAGCCCCCACTTTCACCACCAACACAAGCATCTATAGCACAATACTCTTCACCATTTGGGAAAAGTCTTATAATAGGGTTAGTATTAACATTTAAACTTATACTTGTAGCATCTATATTAACATTTCCAAAATCATCTATATCTAAAGTTCTTTTTCCGTTTCCATCAGTAACACTTAAATTTTTAGCATCTATATAGTTTCCTTTAAGTTCTCCAAACCAACCTCTACCAAGATTTAAAGTCCCTATTAAAGCATCATTTATTGCCATTTCTTCTACATAGTTAGATAAGTCCTCTATTTTAACAGTAGTAGCAGAAGCACTTCCGAAAGAAGTCCTATTTCCATGACTATTTATTGCACAAACTTTAAAATACCAAGTTTCATTTGGCTTAGCTTGATACATATATGTAGATGTTTGACCTTGATGTATTAGATTAAAAGTATTAGGAGTAAAATTAGCAGTTTTACTTGCATAAACTTCATATTGATAATATGCTTTGTTTTCAAAAGTCCAGCTAATTTCAATATTAGAAAATCCATAAACCTTAGTTGTAACTATAGGAGTAGATGGTAAAGTATTAGGAAAATTTTCAACATTACCGTCTTGTCCTGGTGGTCCTGGTGGACCTTGTGGCCCTACAGCACCTTCACTATTTCCACCACCTACAATATCTCCTAAACTTGTTCTAGGTTCTCCCAATTCCATGCTTTCATATCTATTTTTAAGCACATTAAAAATTACTTTAATAACTTTAGCTTGTGTATTTATATTATATCTAGTATCTTTTATTGTAACTGTATCACAAAGACTTATTTTGTCCTCTAGCCCTTCATATCCTACACATTTAGAAAGAGGAATAAATTCTATTTTAAAATTTTGTTTAGGTATATCAACCTTATTATTTTTATATTCATTATTAGCTAAGGCTTGAAGCTTACTAACTGTTGGAATTTCATTATCTTCAAACTTTTCAGAATAATCAATATGTTTTATATAAGGATGCGAATAATTATTTATTAATGAGCTATCTACATAGTTAGCTTTTAATATAACTTCTTCATTTGTTTCCTCATCATTATATTTTGCATAAGGTAATATTCTTGTTACTAAGTCTGTATTATCTTCTTCTAACTCAAAGCCAGTAAGATTTTTTCTATATTCTATAACAACATCGTTGTCATGTCCTCTTTTATTTAATACATGAATATTTTCATTATCTCTAAGTATTTCTGCCCCAGTACCAAAAGTATCAATTATAGAACCCTTTTTGCCACCTATAGCTTCTAATACATTAGCCATACTCATTTTATAATTTTGTGCGTTTACTATATTAGAATAACCTTTATAATGTGTACTAAAATTACTATTTCTAAATAATTGATTTAAGGCATATTCGCAGGATTGATTGTCAAAAGATATATTGTCTATATAGTCATACATCAAGTCAAAAGATATATGCCTTGCAAATACTTCAACTCTATTATTCATTAATTTTCTAGTCATATAAATTCTAAACTTTTGATTTAATAAAGTATCATTAGCATTTACAACAACTATATTTTCTTCTTTTATGTAATTAAAAAGACTATCTGTATTAAGCATTACAAAACTTAATTCAAATAGTCCGTTTCTTTCTTCTTCTACAAAAGCTTCACAAATAGAATCTATAGGACCATATTTAGTTGTAAAATCTTTACTATATAAAGTAATCACTATAAATCACCCTCTCTATAAGCTTTGAATTGTAAAAGTATTTCATTAAAATCTTTAACTATATCATTAAAATCAATTTGGCCTACGAATATAGCTTTTAAAATGCTCCCATCATCAAATATTAAATTTTGATAACCATTAGAACTGTTTAACCAGTTATCTAATTGTATAGCATAAGACTTAGTATCTAAGCTTCTACAGTCTATATATGCTTCTATTTCTATGTCAAGCATTTCTCTGCAACCTTCGTCAATTATTAAATTATCGGTTCTTCCTTGAATTTCTATAAACTCAAGTTTTTTTCTAGGAATAGAAAGGTGGTTAGATTTTTTTATTTTAACATTAAAATCTTTACTGTTCATACCATTAAAAGTAAATTCCATCTAAAAAGCACCCCCTACACCTATTTTTTTTCTACTTAGATAGAAAGCTAATTCGTTAGCTAAATATTCTATATCTTTATCTGTATTATTATTAAAGTTTTCTATGTTTAAAGCTATTCCATTGTTATTCTGAAGCTTATCAAGCCCTAAAAGCTTAGGTAATTGGTTAATAGGTAATATAGCCTCTGCATTACTTCCAATACCATTATGAGCATCACCAACGCCCATACCACCTAAAACAGTAGGACGCTTAAATATTGCCCCTTTAGAGTGCCAACTTATACCAAATTTTGGTACACTTGGAGGGTTTAAACTAAATGAACCACTTATACTAATTTTAGGTATTTTTATATTTGGTTTTAATACAGCACTAAATATACTTCTCACACTATTCCATATACTACTAACAGTACTTCTTATTGAGTTCATAGTATTAGAAACAACACTTTTTAATCCATTAAAAGCATTAGATACACTAGACTTCATATTATTAAAAATATTAGATACAGTAGAACTTAAACCACTACAAACAGAACTAATACTACTATTTAAATTATTAAAAATACTAACTCCTGTTTGCCATAAAGCGTTAAAAGCATTACAAATACTAGTTTTCATTTCATTAACTTTATTAGTTGCATTAGTTTTCAATTCATTAATTTTATTAGATACACTAGTTTTTAATTCATTAATCTTATTAGTAGCATTAGTTTTCAACTCATTAATTTTATTAGTAGCATTAGTTTTCAATTCATTGAATTTATTAGATACATCAGTTTTTAACTCATTAATCTTATTAGATACATTAGTTTTTAACTCTTTGAATTTATCAGATACATATTTACCAAGTTCAGAAGCTTTAGCTTTTATTGTGTCCCAATTACTAACAAGTAAATAACCTATTGCAATAATTGCCCCTATAATTGCTATAGCTATTCCAAACGGAGCAACTAAAGCTCCTACAGATATTCCTAAAGCACCTGCAACTATTGATAAATTAGCAAATAAAGAAATTGCACTACCTATTATTATTAATAATGGCCCTATTGTAGCCAATAACCCAGCAACTATCATAATAAAAGTTTGAGTAGCTGGTGATAAATTTTGAAACCAAGTACAAAGTTTAGAAACTCCATCTGCTAACTTTTCTATAAAAGGAGTTAATCTTTCACCTATTGTTATAGCAACACCTTCTAAAGCTGACTTCATTTCAGTTAAAGCCCCTTTAGCTCCACCCATCATAGTGTCAGCCATGGATTTAGCTGTTCCATCAGAATTTGCTATAGCTTCCGTAAGCTTATTAAAATCTCCTTCACTTGCATTTACTATAGAAGCCCATCCACTCATGG